TGCCATATACAGGCGATGCATATACAACAGCAGAAGCTGAAGCTCTTGGTGATAATACCGAGTCTTTTGCAGAAATGGGTTTCACCATTGAAAAAGCTACAGTCACTGCCAAGTCACGTGCACTGAAAGCTGAATATTCGCTGGAACTGGCACAGGATCTTAAAGCTATTCATGGCTTAGATGCTGAAACAGAATTAGCCAATATTCTTTCAACAGAAATCATGGCTGAAATTAACCGTGAAGTTGTACGTACAATTAACGCACAAGCAAAAACTGGTGCTTTAACAACTAACACAGCTATTAACGGTATTTTTGATCTGCAAACAGATGCAGACGGTCGTTGGTCAGTTGAGAAGTTCAAAGGTTTGATTCTTCAAATCGAGCGTGAGTGTAACATCATTGCTAAAGAGACACGTAGAGGTAAAGGTAACTTTATGGTCTGCTCGTCTGACGTAGCTTCTGCACTTTCAGCAGCTGGTATGCTGGATTATACACCGGCACTTTCTACAAACCTTAACGTTGATGATACAGGCAATACATTTGCTGGTGTTCTTAACGGTCGCACACGTGTCTACGTCGATCCGTATGCTGTAGCTAACTATGTAAACGTTGGTTATAAAGGTACTAACCCATACGATGCTGGCCTCTTCTATTGCCCATACGTTCCATTAACAATGGTACGTGCAGTCGGTGAAGAGACATTCCAGCCTAAGATTGGCTTTAAGACTCGCTACGGTATGGTCTCAAATCCATTCGTCGGTGCAACACCTGCAAACGGTCTTGCAAGCAATAAGACTAACCAATACTACAGAATTTTCCGCGTCGACAATATTCTCGGTGCATAATTCTAACACAAATAAGATTAAGGGTAGCTTCGGCTACCCTTTTTTTGTTTATAACTAGTATAAATATTAGTATGGAAATCTTATGGCATATATTACTAACTGTCTGCTTGGGTTCAACATGTGTGAATCAAGACGTGCAATGGTTTGAAACTGAAGAACAATGTTATGAAATGTTAAACGTCTATGTTACAGTGCCGCCCGATGGCGACTGGGATGCAATAGAATACATATGCAAACCGGTTGGAAGTAAAGGAACTTAAAATGGCAGAGTTAACAACTAACTTTAATTATTTACAACCTACGTCATTTAAAATTTCATTAGACCGAAAAAATTATCCTAATCTTGAATTCTTTTGTCAAAGCTTTGTGCATCCTGGTATGATGCTTAACGCAGTAGAAGTTCCTTATCAAAAAATTCAAGCTATTCCGTTTGTAGGTGACAAGCTTACATTCAACGAATTACAAGCTAATATTTTATTAGATGAGAATATGAAGTCATATGACGAGATGTATTCGTGGATGCGTAGAATATTAGATCAAGTAGAAACTCCAGCATATCAAGCTGGTACGATGCCACCTACAACTGCAGATATGACTTTAACTATATTGTCTAGCCACAATAATAAGACGAAACAAGTTAGATATATAAATTGTATTCCCACAGCATTGACTGATATTCAATTCGAATCAACTGCAGGTGGAGAAACATATATTACTTTCGGTGCGTCATTTAGATTTTCTTATTTTGAATTAGTAGGCGCAACTTATACGACTAATGTTGACGGTAGTCCATCTATCTCAGTGGTGAAGAATTTGGCAGGATAAATACATTTATACTATGGAGTAATTATGATTGATTTGAAAAGCATCCACGAAATGTGGGCTAAAGACTGTATTATTGATGATAGCAAATTAGATGAATCCTCTAGGCAAGCACCAATGTTGCATGCCAAATATCTAGAAATTTTATCTACATATAAGCTTCAACTCAAAAAATCTGAGTTTGAGCAGAAAAAACTATTGAAGCAAAAATGGTTATATTATAATGGTAAGATGGATCAAGAAACTGTTGAAAGCCTTGGCTGGGAAGCTGATCCTTTTGATGGTCTTAAAATACTTAAAGGCGAAATGGATTATTATTATGATAGTGATCCTGAAATTCAAGAGTCGGAATTAAAAATACAGTACTATAAAAACATTATAGATACAGTTACTGAAATAATTAATAATATTACATGGCGTCATCAAACTATTGGAAATATGATTAAGTGGAAACAATTCGAGTTCGGAAATTAAGCCACGCTAATTTGTGGATTAACTGCGATAGCGGAACGGCACAGGAAATTAATGAGTTTTTCTCGTTCTTTGTACCTGGTTATAAATTTATGCCAGCATATCGTAATCGGCTGTGGGATGGTAAGATACGCTTATTTAATATTATGACTGGTGAATTACCGGCTGGTTTAATATATCATTTAAAAGAGTTTGCCAAGAATAGACATTATTTAATTGAAACAGAATCATCTGCTTATGGAGATCCTTACGAAAAAAATGAAATAAGTCCTCAGGCATTGCTAGATCTTGTTGAGCATATATCTTTACCTTTTCCAATGAGAGACTATCAGTTTGATTGCTTAGGCGAAGCTATTACTCGTAAAAGAGCAATTCTTTTATCACCGACTGGTTCAGGAAAAAGTCTTATCATATATGCTCTTTTAAGATGGTTTCTAGAAAATTATTCTACTAATGTTTTAATTATTGTTCCAACGACATCTCTAGTAGAACAGATGTTTAATGACTTTAAACAGTATGGTTATGACGCAGATAACTTAGTACATAGAATATATTCTGGCAAAGATAAAACCACAGAAAAAAGAATTATTATTAGTACATGGCAATCAATATATAAATTACCTAAAATATGGTTTAAACAATTTGGAGCTGTATTTGGTGATGAGTGTCATGGATTTAAATCTAAATCACTTATGTCTATAATGAATAAAGCAGATGAAGCGGAGTATAGATATGGAACAACAGGAACCCTTGATGGAGCTCAAACACATGAGTTGGTCTTACAAGGTCTCTTCGGCAGAACTTATAAAGTTACCACAACACGAGCATTACAAGATGACAATACTCTCGCCATGCTCGACATTAAACGAATCGTACTTGACTATGCAGAGAAAGTACGTAAGGAGTTTGGTAAGAGAACATATCAGGATGAAATCGATTACATTGTATCACACGTGGGCAGGAATAAATTCATTCGGAACCTAGCATTAGATCAAAAGGGGAATACATTAGTCTTATACAACTATGTTGAAAAACATGGTAAACCTCTATTTAATTTAATAGAAGAAAAAGCATATGAAAATCGTAAAGTATTTTTTGTATCCGGCGGTACAGACACATCAGATCGCGAGGCTATTCGTGGTATTGTTGAAAAGCAAAATGACGCGATCATTGTGGCTTCTCTTGGTACTTTTTCTACTGGCATTAATATTAGAAATTTACACAATATCATTTTTGCTTCTCCCTCAAAATCACAAATACGAGTATTGCAAAGTATTGGTAGAGGATTGCGAAAAAGTGATAACAACAAAGAAACTAATTTATACGACATTATAGATAATATTACATGGAAAGCTAGAGAAAACTTTGCCATGGCACATGCAGAAGAACGCTTAAAAATATATAATAAAGAAAAATTCATTCATAAAACCTATAAGGTGAAGATATGACAGGCGAAATAAAGCAGTTTAAGCTTACAAACGACGATGAAATAATTTGCGAAGTTGTTGAATGGGACGATGAAGCTAGTTCTAACATAGTTGTTCGTAGAGCTCTTAAAATTATTAACGTAGAAGATTATGCAAAAGGCGTTAGATTTTTTGCGTTTCGCCCATGGATGTTATTCAATGATGATCCGGATGAATTACATACAATTAATGCGGTACATATTATTGGTGAGATGAATCCTGCAGAAGCTGTCATTGCGCGATATATGACCAGTGTAGTTTCAATTGCAAATCAAAGTAAGAAAAAAGAATTTTCTTTAGATGATGTTGCACAAAAAGCAGAAGCTATGGACGAAGAAGAATTTGACGAGTATATGCATAATTTAACTGATGATGATATAGAAATATCCTATGATGTTGATAACGGTGATTCTGATTCAGATAATAATGTAATAAAATTTAAGCCCAGGTTACATTGAAAACGCTATACTACCCTCTTCAAAAAACCATAATTTATTATATACTGTTGGTCAGAAAAGTACACTGTTAATTAGCGTTTTTATATAATTAAATTTTTTACTTAGATCAATATTATTTAATGTACAATTACTAGCTTTTGTAGTATAATATACATAATGAAAGGATGTGCTATGGCTAGACAAAAGAAACAAAGCATTCATTACGTAAATAATGCCGAGTTTTCCCAAGCCGTGGTTGACTACGTAACTATTGTTAATGAATGTCAAGAAAACAATACCGAAGTTCCAAAAGTACCAGATTATATAGCTCAGTGTTTCCTCAGGATCTCTGAAGGTTTGTCTCACAAATCTAATTTTATTCGCTACACATATCGCGAAGAAATGGTAATGGACGCAGTAGAAAATTGTTTGAAAGCTATTCTTAACTATAATTTAGAAGCAGCAACCCGTACAGGTAAACCGAACGCATTTGCGTATTTTACACAAATTACTTGGTACGCTTTTTTAAGACGTATTGCTAAAGAAAAAAAACAACAAGATATTAAAATGAAATACCTTACGAAATCAGGTATTGAAAACTTTATTGATAACGAGCATGGTGATGACATGTCTAATCAAGTTGTTGGAGCTTTTGTAGATACTTTACGTGATAGAATTGAAAAAGTAAAGTTACAAGATTTTGAAGTAAAGGAATATGTAAAAGAAGAAAAGAAAAAAAGAAGAACACGAACAGTTGATTCAGATTTAGGTGAGTTTTTAAAATGAAAGTATATACAACAACACTAATGGAAGATGGCGAAGATGTAATCTTTAATTTTCCTGATGAGGTATTGTCAGACCTTAAACTTGAAGTAGGCGATAGCGTTGAGTGGGTTATTCACGAAGACTATGTTATTATGAAAAAAGTGGAGAAAGGCTTAGATGCCCAAATTAGCGATCCTGAATGACACTCATTGTGGTATTAGAAATTCATCAGAAATATTTTTAAAAAATTCTCAAGACTTTTATGAAAACATATTTTTTCCAGAATGTGAAAGACAGGGTATTGAGCAAATTATACATTTAGGTGATTATTATGATCATCGTAAGTTTGTTAACTTTAAAGCTCTTAATCATAATCGTAAACATTTCTTAAATGAATTACGTCAACGTAAAATGAAAATGGATATTATTCCAGGTAATCATGATACGTACTTTAAAAATACAAATGAACTTAACTCACTGAAAGAATGTCTTGGCCATTATATGAATGAGATTCATATTGTAATGGAACCAACGGTAATGGAATACGGCTCGTTAAAGCTAGCTCTATTACCTTGGGTATGTAATGACAATTATCAAAAGTCTATGAATTTTATTCGTGATTGTAAAGCTGACTGGCTTGGCGCCCATTTAGAATTAAGTGGGTTTGACATGATGAGAGGTGTACAAAGCCACGGTGGTATGGATCATAAACTTTTTAGTAAGTTTGAATTGGTTATGACTGGCCATTTTCACGTAGGATCTCGTAAAGACAATATTTGGTATCTTGGTAGTCAAATGGAATTTTTTTGGTCAGATGCTCATGATAAAAAATATTTTCATATTGTAGATACTGAAACTCGTGAAGTACAAAAAATTCATAATCCTTATACTTTATTTCACAAAATAGTGTACAATGACGACGAAATAGATTATAATAACTATGATGTTAGTAATTTAAATGGTAAGTTTGTAAAGGTTGTAGTTGTCAATAAGTCTGACACTTTCTTGTTTGATCGCTTCATTGACAGAATTCAAAATCAAGATATTCATGAACTTAAAATTGCTGAAAACTTTAATGAGTTCATAGGTGAAAACGTAGAAGATGAAGGTCTAGCTTTAGATGATACTGGTCAATTAGTTGATGACTATATTGAAAGTGTAGATACAGATTTAGACAAGAACAGAATTAAAGTTCAAATGCGTGAACTTATGACAGAAGCACAAGCTTTGGAAATTGCATGATTCAATTCAAAAAAATTCGTTATAAAAATTTTCTGTCGACTGGTAACTCT